TTAATGGTTGTCGAGGAAGCCGTGAAAGTGACTTGACCGGCGCCCTTCTGAACGACCGAACAAGTGAAGCCCGCGCCGAGACCGGCAGGAACGGTTAGCGTGATGGCGGACCCATTGTTGCAAGTGACCACCTTGCCCGCATCGGCGGCCACAAGCGTGTAGGCTGTCCCGGTCTGATCGTTCAGGGAAGCCGTGAAGCCACTTAGGGTTCCCGTCACGGCAAGGTCTCCACCCACCCTCAAGTCATCGGCAACGTCGACCCCACCAGTACCCGCCTTAACCTCAAGGACTCCGTTTGTAGTCGTATCCCCGCATCGAAGAATGACGTCGGAGGCATTGGTTCGGCCAACTCGGAAGTGGCCGCCTAATCTGGCCCCGGTCGCATCGAAGGCAAATTGGCTGACGTCACTTTGGCTAACCTCCACGTGACCCGTAAAATCGGGATTAGCCAGTGGGGCGTGTGTGGAAAGTAGGTTGGCAACCGTGACCTTCTTGGTGGTCGGGGTCCCACTAACGTCGACGATAGGGACGACGTCATCGGTTGCGGGGGCGGCTCCGAGAGCCGAAAGTTCTGATATTTTTTTGTTAGCCATAAATTATCCTTCAAATGATATGAAGTCTCCGTTTTCAGTGTTTAGAAAGAAGCCGTTCTCGGTCTTCAATTCGCCATCGATGGGCGGGCCGACCGCCGCATCGGCATCGGGGTCTCCGATAAAAAGTCCAAGTCCGAGGTTAGGCATTTTTCCTACGCCTTGTAGAGCAACGCCCCACCGGAAGCCAAAGTCACACTGGTTGCCGGGCAATAGATAACTTGCCCTTGGCTGAAGACCGTTGCGTCACTGATGAGATCCGCCGAATCATCCATTTTACCGGTGATTGCGCCCAAGACCGAATCCTCGGTGAATTGGATCGCCGTGAAGCCGTCCGTTCCGTTTGTTCTGGCGACCGTATCGTTTACGAAAACGCAACCGTTCGCTCCCATTGAATTTAGAATATTAATCCCTGATAAGCCCATGATATTTTTATGTTGTTTGTAAAATCGAAACTCCGAGCGTGTAACTCGGGTAAGTCTGTACGGTGATTTTGTTCATGCCCTCGAGACGCTCGACTCGATCAATTTCCAAAGCGAGGGTTTCCTCACTTATTTGCTCTTGTGCGAGGCTCTTTTCCAACTGGCCATCGGACTTGTACCAATCACTGACGCAAGCGAGCAAAAGGTATCGCTCGAGGAATCGAGGGAGGGTCGTAGTGCCGTCTCCATAATCATCCGCCGGGACTTGATTGCCCAAAACGAAAACGGATGTGTCGGACGATTCGGCGGGCAAAATCAAATACCCATTGACCAAGCGGTAATCCAACTGGACGGCCGTGCGATCAGCATAGGGATTTTTGTCGTATACCCCGAAGACGTCGAGAATTGCAGTGTTGTCAATTTGCACGGCTTTGTCAGCCGCTACCGGTGTAGTTGTGGCGGCGACCGATAACTCGGCAAGGGACATCAGCTCGGGCCACTTGGCTCTTGTCCAGGCTCCCTTGACTCGATCATTCAAGCTATTCTTGAATGCCGTTTCCTCAACCGCCAAGAGCGAGTCCACCCCGATTGCCGAGGTGAAGCGAGCCTTGAGATCGGCATAGGTTACGGTCCTCATCTAGCTTCCGATGACCGTTTCAGGATTCGCTTTGGCGAAGGATCTCGAATACTCGGGATCGGACATACAACCAGGACGTTCCTGTTCGTGCCTCATGTAAGTAGCCAAATCGACTGAACGAACAGCACGAAAGTTTTTCCCGCCACTAACCGATTGGCCATACTTGCGGGCTTTCAATGCTCTCTCTTTATAGCCGGCTTTTTCCCGCTCGGCATCCCGCTCGACCTTTTTGGAAAGATAATGGGCCATTTCCTCGCCTGACATCCCGCCACTTCTTTTCCCGCCTTTGACTATTATATTGAGACTCATTTTTCAAAAAGGAAAGGGGGAACCGGCTACCCCATAAACCGGCTCCCCCTCACAACCAATAACGATATGAATACTACCGAAATTAAACTATACTTCCAAGCGCGCGAGGGTTGCTCACACGGATTGTAGCCATGCACTCCGAGAATGCCCTTTGCCCGGCTCCGCTATCAGGGAGATCCTGAACGGTGATGCCTTCCAAGAACTTCAAAGAAACAGTATCGTCAGTCGGGAGGAGGTAAGCCCGGTCGGTATTAACCGTACCAAGAGCCGTATCCGTTCCACTTGCGCCTGCATCATTTCTACCTAGCCATAGATCCGGCAGGACTTCCACGGTCCCATAATCCGAGATATACTGTACCACACTCAACCTCAAGCTACCGTCCGATACGTTTTGATCGAAATTGAAGTTTCCATTTGCGGTCGTTGACCTGGTATAATCCGTGATTTTATTTACGGCAGCCGGTCCTGCAAAAAGTCGAAAACTTCCTTTCGAGCCCGATGCGGTATAAACAGCCTGAAGAAGTCCACGAAATGCGGATTCGGTCAAGGATGCGAGTGAAACTCGGGAACCACTAACTGCACGAAAACCCTGTTTGAGGGAAGTGTCGAAAGTGTTGCCGGTTGCGGTCGGATTACTCCAAATCCCGAGTCCTGCCATTTTTGCACCTGCGGAAGAAGTCCCTGCGGACTGATCGTTGCCGGAAGCGATTGCCACTTCAAGCGAGTTCTTCAACTGAATGAGAGACTTTGCCTTTGAAGCCGCAAAGAGTGATCCGCCGGGGGCGACATCGACCATTTGAGCCTGGCGCGATACTGCGAAGATGTCGCGCAGAGTGGCCACCCGGTTCCCGATTCTCGCCCGAGTGTCGATCAAGTTGGCGGCATCGGAAATCGTCAGGTCAGCCCCGTCGATGTTTCCACCCGATCCAACGGGGTCGGCAAGGCTGTCTACGAGCCATTCGTTTAAAGTCGCTTTGGGAGCGGCAGATTGAGGGATCGTACTAAAAATTGGAGTCTCGTGTGGAGAAACAGTTTTTAGGACATTTTCCAAATTTTCGCGTGAACCCTTCACGCTTGTTACATTGTAAGATGTTGCTATAGCCATAGTTATAAGATTTTAAGATTTTAAATTTTGTTAGATTTTTGACATCTAATCCGCAAGAAATGCGGCAAGATCGTTTTCCGAGAGTGTTTTACGCTCCAAGATTTTCGCCTTTTCAGCAGTTGACCGAGTGGCCGCCGTTTGAACGGGTGGGCTGGAATCTCCGATCTCGCTTGGCGGTGGAGCCTTGGCCTTTCTCTTCTTGGCCGGCTTGTCCGCTTTGGCTTGATCCGCTTTGATCGCTTCGACTCCTCTTGCGAGGGTGGCCGCTACGAAGTCAGCATTTGGGAGAGAACCTAGAATGTGCGAATATTGGCTTTGAATTTGGTCGAAAATTTCCTTTCGATCCTCAAACCCTTCGCTCTTCTCGATCCATGGAAAAGTCGCTTGAGTGTCCTCCGCCCATTGCTGGCTAGACTGAAGATGTTGTGCTCGCTCGGGTATCTTTTCAGATAGATAGTCCTCGGCTTGGGTCAGGATTCCCCGGATATCATCATCCGAATATTCCTTCCCGTCTACCTCGACGTAATCCTTGCCGATGTGCTGGAGACTCCACCTCTTGGCCGCCAAAGCTTCCCTTCTCAAAGACTCCAATTCCTCGAAGGTATTGACTTCTTCAAGTGCTGGCTTTTGCGGTTCGGCGGCGGATGGATTGGCTTTCAAAGCATCGACCTCGGCCTTCAAAGCTTCGGCATTTTCCTCGGCGGATTTCGCTCGAGCGGTGAGTTTGTTCACTTGCTTGAGCAACTTGCCTACTGCTTTGGGTGGCTCGGCTTCGGCTTCTTCAGCTTCTTCCTCCTCCTCCTCAACTTCTTCCTCCGGTTCCTCTTCCGATTCCTCGGTTGACTGTAAAAGAACGTCCTCCTGTTCGGTCTCCGCATCTGCTGGAGAGGTCTCGGCCCCTTCCGCTTCGGAATCCTCTTGGGTTTCAGCCTCTTCGACCTTGTCAACGAACGATGCCGTCAACTCCTCCAAAGTGGTTATGGAACCCAGCGTTTCTGTCTCTGCTCCCGTTTCGTCTGTACCCGGAGCCTCGGTCGTTGAACTTTCTGCCATAATTTTCCTGCGTTTGTAGAGTTCGCACTCTCTTGCTTGAATCTGCGCGACAAAGATGTCCCGCCAGTTACAATCCTAGCAGGGGGTCAGAAAAATTTTTGCGAGCCTAGTGGTCGTAGAAGGGAGACCAGTTCTCTCGGAACTTTTCATATTTGCTCGATGAGCGGGGGGAGGCCGCAAAGAGCCGGATGCACTTGGTCGGCTTGGTCGAGGTCGGGATAATATACCAAACTCGAACCGGATCGACCCAGCAGGCAATCAGGTCAACGTCTTCGCCAATGTTTTTCTTTTTGTTCGAGCCTTGCGAGGTCATTACCTTGAACGAAGTGTCTCCGGGCTCGGACGAGACCACCCCCGTTCCCTTGACCTGGACTTTCAAAACTCCCTTCGGGCAAGTAACTAAAAAGTCCCAAGCGACCGGCAAGGTCGGGCGGTGGGTAACAAACCCACGTCTCAATGCCTCGGCTTCAAATTCCGCCTCGTAGATGCCACCGAGGAACACGTTCGAGATCTTCACTCTTCAAGCTCGGGGTCGGGCTTGAACTCGACAACAGGCTCGTCGAGCCACTCCTCAATGTCCTTGGTTGCGATCTTTGCCATCTCGAGGTCGTCAATGTCGCTCTCCTCGAGCCAGCGGTTCAAAAGAGCCCGGTGGGCTCGCCTGAACTGTTCATGCGGTGTCAGCCTCGCCATCTTCTTCGCCCTTCAATGCCTCCACGATCCTCGTAAGGCCACCAATCTCCCCCGCCAGCCTAGCCAGCTTGGAGGGATTGTCTATTAACTCCGGGTCTTGAAAGTCCGCCAGGCAAAAGGCGAGCTGGGATTCAATAAACCGTCGGACGACTTGAAAATCATCACGGTCGGCAAGGCTGGCAAGCGCTTCGGGCAAACTCATGCCGCCATCTCCGAGGTGCCCGGCACGTTGCCGGGGGGAGTCCCCAGTTGGCCGATCAATGCGTTCCTTTGCTGGGCTTGCTGTTGCTCGAGTTGCCCGGCATAGGTCTGAATCCTCGCCGCAAAGACTTCGTCCTCCTGCAAACGTTGCTGAACGTCCTGAGCGGGGATCTCCTCGGTTCCCTGAATCCATTGCTGAAGGACTTGCAAGCGAAGTTGAGAATTGGAATTTTGCGGAGCATTGACGACTTGTCCCGAACTGATCTTCGCAATGTCGGCCGAAGTTTCCTTGATCTCCTTGTCGGTAGCCTCCTGTTGGGGGGCGATCAATTGGTTCGCAAGGTTCGGGTCAACCGCCTCGATTACCTTCCGCAAATAGACGTCATAACGAGCCTGACCCTGCCTGTCATACTGAGCCATGAGCTTGCCAACCGTATCGAGCTTCTCGATAACCTTGGCCTCGTCCGCATTCATGCTGTTCCAGCTAATGTTAAAGTCATATACCTCCGAAGTCTCGTCCATGATCAAGGATGCTCCCTGCTCGTTGTTAGTAACCCGAAACCAAATCTCGGGGCCGGCATATGCGCGATCCAAGCACCATACACGTTTCAAAATCTCCTTCCAGCCACCGAGCCAGCGGTTGACCAGGCTTTGGCGGATCGTATTCGCCTCCACCGCATCCAGTTCCGAAGTCGGCCGACCGGTCACCCGGTTGGCCAAGGCTCGAAGTTGCATCTCCACTT